TGATTTTCCTCAGAAGCTTTATTCTCTCATCTGTCTTCAACGGGTTTTGTAAAGGCAATTTGCCTTCGGATACGGCGGTCTCCAGCAGGGAGGCGAACCTTGTCATAATGTTCAACCGCAAGAAATCCTTAATATTTCCCCCGTCCTTCCACTTGTAAAGAGTTTCCCTGCTTATGCTGGTCAACCGCTGCACGTCGACCATGCCGATCTCCGCACGCTCAATAGATTGGAAAATCTTTTCCACTTTCTCTTTCGTTGTCATGTTGTTTCCTTACTCCGCCCCTACGTAGGGGCGGAGATATATTCCTTACTTCCCGCTTCGTGGCTTAAAGATCATCTAGTCCCAGTTCGTCGATCAGTTCCTGATCGGAAACTTCCGACGGGTCGTATACCGCAGGTGTCTCCGCAGCTTGCGCAGCAAGTGCTGCCTCGGCGGCAGCTTTTGCCTCTGCGTCGGCCTTAGCCTTCTTCGCGGCTGCGGCTTTGGTCTTCTTCGCTGCTGCGTCTGCCTTGGCTTTCGCCTCAGCTTCTGCTGCAGCTTTGCCGTCGTCCAGCCCGAGCCCCATGTTGTCATCCTCTACAGGAGGAGGTGCGGCAGGTTTACTTACCTGCTTGGGTGGCGCGGGCAGGGCCGGCGCCGAAGGCGTCGAAGAGATACCCTTGACAATGTCATCAACCTCAGGAGAAAGCGCCATCTCTTCGAGTTGCGCCATGTGATCCTGCTTGAGGAACCCCCCGAACTTGAAGACCAGAACAGGGTAAGTCTGGGCCAGATCGAAACCGACCAATGTTTTTACTGTCCCCAACGGTATCCCGTTGGCCGACAACTGCTTCACGTACAAGCCGAAGTTCTTCAGCGATGCGGGGGGCAGCTTGAACGAATGGACCCCGAAGTTCGGCACGAACACCGCAAGGATCTTACTGTCGGAACACGCCTTGCCTTTAGAGGCGTTACCGTTCTGGTCCATTCCTGAGCCAAAGGCATTATGAGGGCACGCGGCACAGGTCTCGCATTGCTTAGACGAGCTGCTCGGGTCAGGTCTCTCCCCGTCGTTGCTGAAGCAGTCCGGTGCTTGGAAAGCATCGGCGTTCGGGTCGTACTTCTTAAGGTACCACGCTTTTTGCAGGGCCTTCTTCGCTCGCAGGACCACCACAGGCATGTACTGATTCTCATCAGGCCCGATAATCATCTTGCTGGGCGGGTAAGGCTTCTCCTCGCCATTACCGTCGACCATGGCAAACTTCGTGCCCATCAGCTTGATTCTGGCAGGGTAGCCCGTGCCAATGCCGGCGGCGGCGTCTTCGTTCGCCTGGCGGGCAAGCTCGGGGTTGAGGATATAGGCCGGAATCTCGGCTTTATTGGGTATCATTAGTGAATTTTCGCTCATTTGTTTTTCTCCTCACGTTGTTCAGCCTCTTCCGAGGCAGGTTCAGTTTGCGCCCCGATAAGAGCGTACCTTCGAAATTTGACCGTGCTTCCTGCGCCTTTGTACTTCTCCACATCCAGTACACGCGGCGGGGAGCCAAAAACGTCATACAGAAGTTCCGCCGCCTACGCGAGCAATCTTGCAGACATATAGTCATTAAAACCTATTATCGGCTTGTACTCCTCTTTCGGGTCTTCTTCTGCCGTAGGCGCCTTAACTCCTGCACAACTCATCCAATACTCAGTATTGCAAGTCTTGCATAAGTAGTTGTCGCCCGCCTCATAGTCCCAGTCGTTCTGATCTTCGAGAGTCTTAGCTCCGCAGTTCGGGCAGAAGAGTACGTTCTCCATTCCTTCACTCCTTGATGGAAATTTTCCGCCATTCTTTAAGGAGCTTCTCAAGCTCCAAGCTGACCTTGCGCGATCTGGCACCGGCTGCCTTGTTGCCCTTCAGGGCACGTTGCTGTGCGTCGATACGAAAATCGTTGAACAACCCGGTAACGTTCTTCAAAAGTTTTTCCATCCTTGTTTCCTCCTCATCCCTTGTTAATTTGTACTACCCTCGTAGAGGAGTAGTTCGTCCCCGGAGGCGGCGTCTCGCCGTCCTTGATGCGGTCATCAACCGCTGTCTTCGACACTCGTTTTTCCAAAAAGTGGTTCCTCCCGTCCCAGTCCTCCCTTACCCATTTGACAAACTCTGTTGCATCAGCCATCGTTGCCGACGTTCGCGTTTTGAAGAACGCGATGCCTACCCCAGTTTTCTTGAAGCTGGTCAACTGCAGCTTGTCAAGTTTGGATGTCAGCCACTGCTCACGCTTCGCCTGTACGGCTTTCAGCTTCTCGACCTTTTCGTCGTAAATCTTCTTCTCCGCCTCAATGGCGTCCCGCGTCTTGATGTACGCCGCAATTACTGCGTCGGCAGTTACTGCTTTCTTTGCAGGAGGCGGAGCCGGCAGAGGCTCCGCCCTTGGCGCGTTTTCCCTCCTGTTATTTCCTATGTCATCCTCCTTCGCTTCGCCTTCAAGGAAGGCGACAATATGAACCTCATTTATGAGGAACTTACCGCGCCCCTCAGTCACCCAATACGACCATTCGTTCTCGTGCCGCTCCACGACCTCCGCGTTGCGGACACAGTCGAACGCTTCATCCTTCCATCGGATCTTGGCGCCCGGCGCCAATAAGTCGGGCTCGACACGAGCATCGACTGCTCGGAATGGAGGCTTTACTGCCTCGCGTATCGCGTCTTGTAATGCTTTTTTCATCTCGTCCTCCTCAAACTCCGCACCCGGCGCTACCGGCCCCTCCCGAGTAGCAAGTCAAAAGCACTATGCTTTCACCGAGTGCGGAGCAATAAATTTTTACTTCCTCGTTTTCTTAATTGTAACCTGATTGACAGAGATAGTCAAGAGGTTTTTGTAAGTCAACTACCGAAAGGGCGCACTAAAAACAGCTTCTCCGTTCGAGCAAGCCTTCCGTCGCCGCCTCTGATGTCTGTCACCACTTCCTTCTCCCACACTACATCGCAATAACTCGGGGCGACATACTCAGACACCAACACTGTATTGGCTTGCGACCATTCCCGCATAATCACCCAGAAGACATCACTATTGAAATCACCGACCGCCCCATACTGGGTAGTGCCTGCATATGGCGGGTCACAGTATATAATAGCATTCTTAGGGTGAAACTCTTCGTACTTTCTAGCGAACAGCTTGACTCCGGCGAGCCCTGCCCTCTTCTTTTCTAAACTGTTCTTTGCGTTGAGTGCATAGTTCCTGCTTCCTGACTTTGCATAGCCTCCGAACCACTTCCCAGCGAATGAGCACCCAAACCCCACAAACGCTTTCAGCGGTGACGTGCCCTCCGGCAAGTCCTTAGCGGCGTCATATTCAGATCTGCTCACGGCCACGGGCGGTACCCACCCGGCCTGCAGCGCCTCATACATCGTGATCAAGTCTTTGTTGGCGTCAGCCGCACATCTTCTTCCAGATAATTTTGTAATGATGTTAGCCCCCCCTAAGAACGGTTCGAAGAATAACTGCCCCGGCTTTCTATACGTGCTAATAACATGCACTAGGTCCTTAGCCACTCGCTGCTTTCCCCCGAAATACTTCATTACCAACTCCTTTCCTTGGAAAGTTCCAAGACAATATCCTGATACCGTCCGTTACCCTCAAGGACGGCGTAAGCCCTCTTCTCCTCAGGAGTCGCGTAAATCCGAGCGATGTCGATCTTCGCTGTCTGCTTGCTCCCATCGGTCCGAGCGTTCGCTTGTTGGTACTTCTCCGATTTCAGATACGGTGCGTACCAGATGGAGAGGGATGCTGTTGTCAAGTCCAGACCATGGGCCATGCAGTCCGGGTGGCAGAGGAGTATCCAGGGGTCCTTCAGGGACCTGAAATCTCTGAAAATCTGCGTCCGTCGAGCTGGAGAAACGTCGCCGTTGATGACGGATACTGACCAACGCTTCCTAAGCTCGGAGGCTAACGCCTCCAGGACGCCGGTAAACGGGACGAAGACCAGTACCTTCTCGTTGTTCTCCTCAATCAGCTCTTCGAGGACTGAGAGCCTTGGGCCAAAGTCAAGTCGAGCAAGTGATCCATCGGCTGCATAGGCAACGCCGGCGCTGATTTGTATTATTTTACTGAGTAAATTCGCAGCGTTAACTACTGTCACCATCGACCCGCGTATGTCGGTCGATGCCTGATTGACGATCTGCCGATACGCCTTGTGCTGCTCCTCGGAGAGCTGCGCTCGTCGCTCAATGTAACATGGCTCCATGTCGGTGCAAACTGTTCGCTCGAACCTGATCGATGGGGAAAGTATCCTGGCTACACTTTTGGCCGAGTCCTTCTTTGGCACCCACTTGAACTGAGAGACTTGGAGCATCGTCTCCTGTTTCCAGGCGGTGAAATGCCCCTTCAGCTTCTCTGGGGTAATGAGCTTACTTTGGCCGAAAGCGTCGGTCGGCCCGGTCGGCGTCGGTGAGCCTGTGAGGCCCCACGCTGCTCGAACAATTCCATGTTGGTTCAACACTGCGTTTAAGGGCTTCCAGAGGGTCTTCGCCCTGCTGTTCCTCATTGTGGCGACTTCGTCGATAATGACAAGGTTGATGTCTGGCCTTACCCTCAGCTCCTGCTCAAGAAGCCTCACCCCATGGTGGTTCACAATATAAAAATCGTAGGGCTGCGCCAGTAGTGCAAGCCGTTTCTTCCTGTCACCATGCAGCACCGCGAAGGTTCTGAGCGGGAACGACTCGAAGATGTTTGTCTGCCAGACATCCCAGAGGGTTGAGAGGGGGGCGACGATCAATGTCCGTTTCACTTTTCCTACTTGCCGGAGGTAGTCTGCGGCCCAGAGTGCGCTGAGCGTTTTTCCCGTTCGCATGGCTGAAAGGCAATAACACCTCATATTGAGAGTGAAAAACTCGGAGGTATCGATCTGATACCATCTTGGTGCGTACCGCCCCGGCCAGGAGTAAGCCGTCCGTATCGGACTCGGCGCCGCGATCCCGAGGTTATTCAGGATCTTCGCGCTCTCAAGAGTGTGGGGGACGGCGGCAAATCGCTCGCCGCCTATGGTGGCCTCCTTGAGGAGGGGGAAGACCGCGCGGAGCTGGCCGACGCTCCCGGAACGGAAGACCAGATGATTTTTTATTACTCGAACGTCGGACACTTGTCCTCCAAAAACTTCCTCGCGCCCTTGTCAAAGTCCGGAGCCTGCCATCTTGGAGAATGGCATAACGCTCGAACCTCGCCCCGGCACTCCTCGTAAGCACGAAGATAACCTCGAAGGTACGTTATTTGGTATTGCTTCTTCTCCGCTTTAGCGGAAGCCATGCCCACAAGGGTCTCGCGGATACGACCCTTCCAAACGTTCTTCAGCTTGATAAGCTTCCGCCGAACGGCAAGCCACTTATACACGCCTCTGGCGAGAAGGACGCCGTGCGTTACTTCAGCGGGCACTCCGAAC